AATATTACTAATTCTACTACTATCGTTATTACAGCTAATGCTACAGGCACAGCATCTAATCAATCGGTTACTTTTGGTAAACCAGAGATAGATGAGCGTTATCAAAGAATATTAATTTACTATCCTTGTTGGAGAGTTTCAGAAAGACTTAGAGACTTGAATTTAATTTCATATTTTAAAAATGAATGGTTAGAGCAAAAACAGCGAGTAATACTTGAAAGACAGTCCAGAGATGGAAGTACAGTTCTAACTGTTCCATATAACGACTTTTAATGGCTAGAAAAACTATAAGAGATTTTTCAGGTGGCTTAGTAAGCTATCAATCTGAGTTTGATATCTCAGATAGTCAATTCCAAAAGTTTGATAATGCTATCAATACTAAGCGTGGTAGTATTACAAAAGTAGGTACAAGTAGTGCTAAATCAGCAGCTATTACCACTATTTATGATAAAAGCACTGAATTTATTCGTTATCGTACTGAAAAAGATGGTAGTGGTAATGATAAAAGCACTGAATGGTGGGTAGTATCTAATGCTGATAAAGTATATAGAGCTAGTGTAGAAGATGGTACTTCAGGTTCTTGGTCTACATTAAATACTTATTCTACTTTAGGAAGTGAACTAATTACGAATGGTGCTTTATCTTCTAGCAGTTCTTGGACATTTGGTACTGGATGGGTATTTAATGCAGGTGAGCCTCCATCTGTACCTGCTCATGTTTCTTATACACTTAGCTCTGGTGAGGGTGCATTATCTCAGACCAATGCTAATATGGCAGGTAGTTTAGAAAAAAATAAGATTTATAAATTACAATTTACAATTTCAAATATAGGAGGTGGAGCAAAAGTAGATCTAAAAGTTCAAAGTGCAGATCTTAGTGAGACATATATTGATACGACACGATTAGCTGCAAGCACACATACTTTATATTTTTCACCAAAAACAAGCAACGCAGGTATTGCATTTTACTCAGTTACTTCATCTGAATATTCTAGTTATAGAATTGATGATATTTCTGTTAAACAAGCTCCTAGTAATGACCTTTTAGTGCATAATCAAATTTTACGAATCAGTGATGGTGCTTTTTTAAACGACCCTAAATGGTATGGACATATTAAAAGAGATTTTTTTGGTCAAGGTATTAGTTATAATTTTGATGGTTATCGTTTTAGACAGCCTCCAATGGCAACTGCTCATAATGATTGGGTATTAGAAGATACAAAATTAACTGCTCCTATCGTAGTACCAATGAAATATGCTTTTGATCAAAATAATAATATTAATACTGTTAATCAAGTTGGAATTTTTGTTCATTATCCTGATGGCACATCTACAGATCCTGAACTTATTCCATCTGTTGCAGGAAATACATTTAAAAGTAAAGATAAATATACAGTTACATTTTTATATGATTATGTTCAAGAGAGTGAACTAGGTAGAGATGAAAATGGAGATATAGGAGTATTTTCACAAAATGCAGTATCTGGCAATGGAGAACACTGTCCTTGTATTCAAATAGTTCCGTTTACTGGAAATTCACTTGCAAGTTGGAATAAAAGAATTACAGGTATTAATTTATATTGGCAACCTGAAGATGATGTAGATTTCTATTTAGTAGCTACTTATGATATACAAGATGGTTTTGCTGATGACCCTAGAGCTAAAGATTCTGCAGAAGATGTTGTAATTAGAAATGATGTAACAATAAAAACTAATAATGGATACTGGATACCATGTATGGAACCGTATGGTGAAACAGCCGATAGTTATGAAAATATTAGTGGTTCAACTTCTAGTACATTTACAGAAGAAGATAGTACAAGTAGTTGGGGAACTAATTTTGTTGCAAATAATATGGTTTTTGTTCATCCTGCTCGTAATGCTACCTCTTTAGGAGATGTGTCATTGCAACTTGCAAAAACTATTACAATTATTGCAAATATAAAATCTGTTAGTGGTACTACATTAACAACAGGAATTGGATCTGGAGCTACTGTAAAATGGAAATCTTGGAATGGTGAAGAGCAAGATGTAGATGCTCCATTTAGTATGACTAGCGCCAGAGCATTTGTAGCTTCTGTATCTACAGATAAACTAGCAACTTGGTATATACCAAATGATGGTCTAAAACTTGCAACCTATAATTCACTTACAGGAAGAGCTGCAGAAACAAGACTAAAGCCAATAAAATGGAATACAGCAACAGTAGTAGGTAACAAAGCATTTTATGGGAATATAGATTTTAAAGATGAGAACGACCAAACAATTCGTGAAAGAAATCGCATTGTCTTTACTGATAACTTTAAGCTTGATGAAGCCGTGGTTGGAACAAAGTTTTTGGATGTTGGTAAGAATGATGGGGATGAAATAACTGCGTTACATTCATTTCAAAATAGATTATATGTATTTAAAACAAGAAACATATACATCTACAGAATACAAAGCGCACAATCTGTTAATTTTATTTTAGAAAGACATATAGCAGGTACAGGATGTCTGCATAAACACGCAGTGATAGATACACCTTATGGTATTTGTTTTGCTGATAATAAACAGGTAAGTCTTTTAAGAGGATTAGAAATATCTGAATTATCTTTACTGATTAGAGATACTTATCAAGGCTTAACTTTAAATGTAAATGAAGGTGCATTGTCTTTAGGCTATCATGGTAATATAAATACATTAGTTGTGAATTATGATTTTGATGCTACAATAATGTATGCGTATAACTTTGATACACAATCTTGGTCTAAGTTCAGTGGTTTTTCAGGTCAATATCAAAGTCAGTTTGTATTAGATGACACTCAAGAATTACAAACATTTAATACTGGAACAAAGAAAGTTACTAATTTATTTAGTAGCACTTCTAATGACTCAACTTCTACAATGTTATTAAAAACAAAAAGATTTGATTTTGGATTACCTGATCAGTTTAAACGCTTTACAAAATTACATATTACTTACAAAGGTAGTGGTACTGGAACTGCTATGTCTTACAAAGTTTATTTAGATGGCAGTGATACACCTTCTATTACACAAGAAATGATTGAACATACTACCTTACAAACACATTCAAGTAGAATAAATGAGTTAGCTAAAAGTATTGAGATAGAGGTTTATGGTGTAGAAAGCAATGTAAGAATAGATGGCATAGATATAGATTACGATATAGAAGGAGGTAATCCATAATGTCAGAAACGATTGAAACACTTACAGATGGTAAGCAAGATAAAATATTTAACCTTAAACAAGGTTTTTTTAGTCCCAGAGAAGGGAAAGATACTGATATGGGAATATGCACAAAAGATGGTAAGTTCTACTTAGCTGTAAAGCTAAATGAAGAGTGGCATTTCTCTGAAATAAAGAAAGCAAAGGATTTGTAAAATGGATGAACAACAATTAGAACAAGAAATATTAAGAATTAGAAGATCTTCTTTACCTGATAACACAAAAGAAACATTAGAGCGACAGTTGCGTGCAAGATTTGCTAGGCTTTCAGGAATGTCAGAGCAAGAAAGGCAAGCATTATCTCAAATTGAAAACATACCTTTTATAAGTGAATCTATGACTGAAAGTTTAATGGAGCAGTTTAGAAGATCTAGAGCATTAGAAGAACAAGCAGGTGTAGTTAGAGATCCAGAAACTGGATTATTTAAAACTGAAGATGGTAGAGTATATCAAACTTTAGAAGAAGCTCAGAGAGGACAAGAAGAACTTCGTAGAAGGCAACAACTTGAAGAAACAGAAGAAAAGACTGAAAGAGAGCTTGGTGAATTAGAAAGTCTTATCAGAAGGTCTGGAGCAGCTCAAAGACAAATGGCTGAAAGAGTTGGTGCTAGGCAAACAGGACAACTGTTAAGTCAGTTAGAGCGTAGTATTCTAGGTTCAGGAGGAGATGCTCAAGCATTAGAAGCTCTTACTCCTGGTATTCAAGAAAGAGCAGAAAGAAGTTTATTAGATAGGCTTACAGGTATAGAAGCGCAAACTGCACAACAATTACAAAGAGTTCCTCAGTTAGCTTTAGGTCAAGCTACTACGATGGCAGGTTTACAGCAAACACAACAGCAGATACAAGATCAAATGTCAAGAGCTATAATGGGTGAAGAAACTAGAAGAGCGCAGATACAAGCAGAGCTAGATAGTCAGCCAGAATGGTGGGAGAGTATCTTAGGTGCTGCAGGTACAGCAATCGGTACTGCAGTTGGTGGCCCATTAGCAGGAGCTGTCGGTGGTGCAATAGGTAGTGCATTAAGCAACCCTAGATCTTTTAGTAGACCTGGAGATAATACCTTTGTAGGTGAAGGTGTAACATATATAAATGATAGTTTCTAGGAGTAAATAATGGCTTTTAAATTTAAAACAAAGAAAAGACCAACAGCAGCCCAAGCCTTTGCAGGTGGATTCGCTCAAGGTGTCTCCTCTGGTATTCAACAAGCAGCACAACTTAGTTTGCAAGATAGGCTTAATAAGCAGAAAGAGTTTGAAGATTTTACGAAAGGTTTACCTCAATTAATTAATTTAGCAGGATTAGAAGGCGATGAATATAAAGCAGCACAAGAAGCTCAGTTTATGATTCGCAGAGGTGATATTAAATCAAGAGATGCTTTTACTAGCTTTTTGGATGGTAAAAGTCCAGGTCTTAGTAATAGATTATTAGGTGCTACTGAACCAAGAATTATTGGTTCACCATACACAGGTTATGCTGAAGTGAGAAGAAGAGCAGGTAAAACTGAAGTAACACCTATTCTAGAAGCAGCAGAAAGACCTGATGAGGGCATAACCCCTGCTGAAGCAAGAGAAGTAAAATTAGCTACAGATAAAGTTAAAGATTTATCAGGTAGAGTTAGTGAGTTAGAAACAGAAAAAGCTAATGCAGATTTAGGACTCGGTGAGTTTACAGAAGATGATCAGAAAAATCTTGATAAAGCAAAAGAAATTTTACAAACTGCTACGAGTGAGTTAGATACAATTAGAAATAGAGTATTGACAGGCACTGCTGTAGATACTGTAGAAGATGTAGATCCGTATAGTCAATATCTTAGGTAATAGTAAGTATGTCTCAAAGATTCTTTGTAGGAAATAAAAAATACGATATACCAGATGATGTAAGGGATGCTTTTCTTAAGGATAATCCTAATGCTATTCCTGGTATTGAATATGATGTAGATGGTAAGAAATACTCTATACCTGCTTTTATAAAGGATTCATTTATTCAAAAATACCCTAATGCTGTACTTGGTGGACAACCAAAGATGAAACTTCCTAAGCCTCCAAAGCCAAGAGAAATAGGTGAAGTATTAGAAGAAAGACCTGAAGCTGTTACTGCTCAACCTATTTCTGTAGCAGAATCAGCAAAGATGCCTGTAGAAGTAGACCCACAAGCTGAGGCAATAGCAAAGGGTGCAGCTCCCGAACCTATATTTTCTACAGACCCAAGAGATAAAACATATAGATTTAGAGCTAATTTAATTAGAGAAACATTCGCAGGGTATCCTGAAATGGGATTAGATGAGCCTCAAACTCTTGGTGAGACCCTTTCAGATGTAGCAGGTGCAATCGGTGGCACTATACTTTCTTTAGGTACAACTGGTGCAGGTGCATCAAAAGTAATTAATTACACAGGAAAGAAACTTCCTAGAGTTGCTGAATGGGTTAATAGAACATTAGCAGGTAATAAAACAGCAAAGAAACTTGCATTTAATTCTGCAAGAGATTTGTTATCATTTAATGTACATGGTCAAGTCTATAATAGACCTGATATAAAAACATTAGAAGATAGACTGAATTTAGCAATGGAAAACTCTATTACTGCTTTAGCATTCAGTGGAGCAGGTGCATTGAGTCACATTCCTAAGTATGGAAAAAAGTTAGGTACAACAGCAGTAGGTATTCTTGGTTGGGAGATGGGTGGAGATACATTTGAAGAAAAAGCAATCAACTCTATTGCACTTATGGGATTACATAGTTTATTTAATCCTACTCCAAACAGAAAAGGATTTAGAGGTAGCACAGAAGATTTACTTACAGAGATATATCCTAATCTTTCTAAGAAGGAAGCACAACGCATTTCTAAACAACTGCAGTTTAATATTTTAAGTGCAAAAGAAAAGATACCAAAGAGCTTGCAAGAAAAGCCTTTATTATTGTTACCAGAGAAAGCTGAATCTATTAGGCTTGCTAGACCTGTAGGTCAGCCATATGACCCTAGAGTTATGCCTTTTGGTGAACCAATGAAATTACCTCCTGCGAGAACAACTACAGGATTTGAAAGAGGTTCTGCAGTTAGAATAAAAGGCATTGGTAAGTACGCAGGAGAAACAGCAGTTATTCGTGAACTTAGACCTGATGGTAAAGTAAAGGTGTTTATTGAAACAACTGTACCTACCGTTAAAGGTGCGAGAAAATTTAAAGGTGAAAGAATATTCACTACAGATCAATTAGAACCTGTACAACCGATTACTACTAGAGGTGAGATAAAACTTACACCTCAAGAGCAATTATCATTTGAATTAAAAGAAGTACAAAGGTCAGCTAATCCTACAGGTAAATCTGTTGAAAAAGCAAGCAATGCGACAAGAGAGTATAGAAAATTAGATACATCTGTAAAAGAAACTCAGACTATCTTAGATAATCCAAATCTTACTCAACAGCAGAGAACTGCTTATGAGAACTCATTAAATCAACTAAAAAAGTTAAAACAAGAGCTTAGAGAAACTGGTGAAATCAAACTTTATTCTGGGTTTCCAATCTTTGACCTATTAAAAACAAAACGCACAATGCGTGATCTATCACCAAAAGAAATTGACCTTTTATATCGTGAGGCACTTAATAGACCTCTTATAGATGCTCAAGCTGTTGGTAAACCTCGTGTAGCACCCGAAGGTATAAAGGATGTACAGACCAAGTATGGAGTTTTTTCTAATATTGTTGATGGTGTAAAGCAAGTAAGAAACAGAGTAGTTCAGCCAGAAAGTAAGGTTTTATTTAGAAAGATAGAAAAAGCTGATGAAGAATGGCATACTTTGTTTGGTAAATACAGTGAAAGATTAAATAAAATAGGGTTTGATGAGTTTACTGAAGCTCAAGGATTGCAATTATCACAAGCATTAGAAGCAGGCAAAGCACCAGAGGTAAAAGCAATATTAGATGATATTATATCTCAACTTCGCAAAAATGGTGTAAAGATAGGTTATATAGAGAATTATTTTCCAAGAGTATGGAAGAGAGAAGTAGCTGAAAAGGTATTTGATGATTTAGCTAAGGTTCAAAAAATGATGATAAACTCAGGTAATAAATCTGATGAGATTATAGCTACTTATCTTAGAAATCAAAGTAAAGAAACATTAGATTTAGTTAATCATTTAATCAAAACAAAGCAAGTGACTAATTATAGTAAGGCTATAGAAAAACTAAAAAATGATGTTTCTAATCAGTTATTTCCTGAATCTAGTTTTGAGAAAGCTAGAAAACTAGACTTACCTGCAACTATATTTGAAAGAGATGCTAGAAAAGTTATTCCTTATTATTTAGATACTATGACCAAAAGACTTTCACTTGCAAAACAGTTTGGTGCAGATGGAAGTAAAGCATTAAGAGCTATTGAAAAGGTAGGTCGTAAAGATACAGATGAATCAAGATTATTGCATGAAGTATTGGATATGTACACAGGTAACGCTGAAAGAGTTAAGGGATATACGGGTAAAGCGAGGGATGTAGTAAACGCATATTATGGATTTGAAGTTGGTTCTAAGATTGGTTTAGGTACTGCAACTATACCAAACCTTACACAGCTCTTTGTATCTATAATGCCTCAATGGGGTGTATTTAGAACGCTAAGAGCAGGTATAGACCTACTTAACCCTCAATCAAGACAATTTGCTCGTTCTACAGGTATATTTAAGGACTCAATGGTCAATGCTCTATCTGGTGTAGAACCAACAGGTGTTATGGGTAAGTTCTCTAAATACGCTACTAAACTTGGGTTTGAACAAGCAAATAAATTTAACCTATATCTAGCTGCAAATACTTTTAAGATGGGTGCTAGAGATTTAATGAAGGTTGCAAATAGTGATAGTATTAGAGCAAACTGGGCAAGAAAAACTTTAAAACAATTTGGTATTAATTATAAAAGTAAACTAACAGATGATTTGCTTGCGAAAAAGATGTATCGTTTTGCAGTAGATAGTCAGCTACAGAAAAATGTATTAAAAGATCCTAAGATATTCAATGACCCTAAATGGAGACCATTATTCTTATTTAAACGCTTTGGTGTTAGACAAGCTACAATGATTAAAGATATGCTTAAGACTGAAATCAAGAATGGTAATGTAATGCCTATTTTAAGATTAATGGCAGGTGGTGCATTAGGTGGTGAGTTTGTTATTTGGGCAAAGAATGAAATCAAAAGTTTAGCTACAGGTGAAGAGTATTATAGAAAAGAATCAGAGGTTATGGATAGATTCTTAAATAATCTTGGAGCAGTTGGTTCATTTGGTATTCTTAGTGATTTTATGCAAGCAGAAGAATTGAGTTCTATTCCAGGTAAGGTAGAATTTGCTGTAAAGCCTGTGTTTATTCAAGATGCTCAAGATGTGATAAAAGCAACAGAAAGTGTATTGAGAGATGCAGAAAAGTATGAAAGTTTTACTTTAGCAGTTAGAAGAAACTTAGATGACTATATGGGTCTTTTAGGTGGGTTATCTAGGTATATTGGTAAGAGATTCTTAACAAAACAACAAGAGACTGAAAGACAAAAGAGATTTAGAGGATTAGAAAGAACAGAGATATTAGATCTTATCTTAGATAAAAAGCCAGATGCTGCAAAAAGAAGAATTAGATTATGGAATCAGAATAATCCTACTAATCCTTTAACAATAGAAGATGTAAATTACGATGAAGTGATAAAGAGATTTAAAGCAAAGCAATCAGCATTAATTAAAGCAAGTCAATAAAATCCCACCATCCCTCTTGAACCATACCCTTCTTTCTTCTTAAATTCTATAAAATTATGGTTCACTCACGGTATCGCCAGTACCTTAGAACCTTCCATAAACCAAAGGAGAAATCATGGCAAACACAAATACTTATAGAGACTTTTCAGTTCAAAGAAGTGCTTCCCCTGCAGTAACTGCAACAGAGAGAGCTGCTGATACAAACGCTTTTAATGTAACCAGGGCCATACATTGTAATGAAGATGCAACATACGAAGTTACCTTTCAAGGTGATTCTGCCTCAGTTACTATGGATCTGAAGGAAGGACTTACTTACCCTTTTGCAATCATAAATATTACCAATTCATCTAGTGCTGCGTTAAGTGCAGGACAAATAACTTTATTGTACTAATATGCGTTTAGGCATGGGACTCGGTCTTGGCAACCTGTTATCAGGTCAGCCACTAACTGGTTTCCCTAACGACTTTTCCTTTAATTTCGATGGTTCTAATGATTATTTAGATGTAAATCCAATTAATGTTGATTATAAATCAATATCGTTTTGGTTTAGATTAGAAAGCAATGCAACATCAAGTACAGCTTATACTACTTTTGGAGCAATTGGTTCTTTTCAAGGTAGTGGTTCATTTATTACTATAGGTGGAGGTGCAACATCAAGCGTAACTAATGAATTAATTACTCTTGGTGCAAGTGGAGTTATTACTGCTTGGGAAAGTAATTCTGATACAATTACAGGAAATGTGTGGCATCATTTAGCTATAGTATGGAATGGTTCAAAATATGTATTCTATTATGATGGTGAATTAAAAGATACTACATCAGGTACAGCATCTCATATGTCATTACAATCTAATAACTCTATTTTAATAGGTCGTAATGCAGGTGGTAGTTCACATTTTAATGGACTCATTGACGAAGTAGCAGTTTGGGATACTGCTTTAAGTGCCTCAGATGTCGCAAAGATTTATAAAAAGCCAGTTGATTTCTCTAAAGCATCTACTTACGCTACAGATAGAACTTCCAATCTAAAACT